CAAGAGTGATTGTAGCAGGACCTGAGATTGTGTTTGAAGTAACTCTGATTGCAGATCCTTCAGCACCTGTATGGAATGCAGTACCAGTAACAGTGCTTGAAGCATTAATTGTTGAGTGGTTTGTCTGTCCAGTAAATGTTGAGATACCAGATACTTTCAACTGAGTAGCATCAACGAAGGCATTTGTAGAAATACCAGTAACATTGATTGCAGCAAATGTAGCACCTGATCCACCACCTAGAACATAAGACTTGACTCTAGACATTGCAGACTTACGGTTTGTACCGCCTGCTCCATCATCAACTACGATCAAGTCAGCATCCGCTAGATCAGCACCTATATCTGTGCCACCATCTATATTTAAAGTAGAAATTGGAGTTGTACCACCAGATAATCCTGCTCCAGATCCAGTGAATGAAGTTGCATTTACAGTTCCTGTAACACCTAATGTAGAACCATCAAATGTTAAGTTTCCTGAATCTTCTAAAGCACCAGATGTACCTGCGATGACAACTCTGTTATCTGTTAGATCAGAAACTGTAGCAGAACTTAATACTGTTTCACCACCGGCGATATTAGCACCACCGTCAGCATCGATTGCTCCGTTGATATCAACTGTGCCTGTGAATGTAGAAACACCAGATACTTTGAGTTGAGTAGCATCTACAAATGCAACAGTACCAATACCAGATACCTTGATAGCACCAAATGTAGCACCGGCACCACCACCAAGAACATAATTCTTGATTCTAGATGCAGCAGTCTTACGATTAGTACCACCGGCACCGTCATCTACTATGAATAGATCGGCATCAGCAATATCGGCACCAATATCAGTACCACCGTCTATATCAAGAGTGGTAAGAGGTGTAGTTCCTGCTGATAAACCTGAACCAGATCCAGTGACTGTTGTTGTATATGATAAATTACCTGACCCATCACTTACTAATATACCGTTTGCAACATCTGTTGCAGGTAGAGTGTAGGTAACGTTTGCAGCAAGTGAATTAGGTGATTTGAGTGCAATATAGTTTGCACCATTATTACTTCCTTCAACTAATCTAACAGATGAACCTACCGTAGTAGTTTCTTTGTTCCAATAACGATGTGATCCAAAAAATTTATTATTTGATGTCGTGGAGTCAATACCCACGTAGAGGTCGAATTTGTCAGTTGTAAATCCCGGTTCACCTGCTCGTAGTCCCGGTAGATTTGAAAACTGACCCCTCTTAAACTGTAAAACAGGAGCTCCCATGTTTTTTGATTAAGTTATAGTGTTTTCTTCCTTAGTATTTATTAAAAAAAATAACTATACCTAGTAACTATACCTAGAATGTTCCTGCGTCTAAATCTATCTTATCGTCTAATGCTGTATCTAAGTAGTCTATTGCTGCTGAAGAAATTCCTGCAGGTTGAGGGAATGTTGTTCCTGCTCCCACTGCAGCATCTACAACTGCATCTGGATTTACAAATGTGAATTTATTGTTTGATGCATCGAATGTTAATACAAACTTGTCTCCTGCAGATGATCCTGAAGGTATTGCTGTAACATCTACATCTCCTAGGTCTCTTAAATTTGACACTGATCCTAATCCTGATACTGAGTCTACAAATTGTACTATAAGGTCTCCGACACCATCACCAGTGATATTTGTATCTGCTACATTATTGTCGTCTACTGTGATAGACGCGACGAAATCAGAATCTGATTCGACTACAAATACTTGGATGTCTTCTGCCATTAGATAGCGGTGCCATTTACTAATGCTTGACCTTGAATTACCTTTGTTTTTTTATTGTTATTAGTATTTTGTACAACAATATCATAATCATATCTTCCTGCTGTAAGAATACCCACTGAGGTCATTGTCGCTGCAAATGATACAGTAAGTTGTCCGTTTGAGGGATTATTGCCAAAGGTTGTTCCCATGCTGATCATATTATTCTCCATTCCTCTAGTAACAGAAGAACGACTTTTGATCATATGTGCTTCAAAAGTATAGAACGTTAGATCCAATGGGGTATTATCTGCCTTCTTCAAGGAGTAGGTCCTTGAGAAGTCAGTGCCCTGTTCAATTACTAAATTGACTGTTGGAACTGCCATTATACCTTATATACTAAGATTATTTATCACGTATCAACGCTTTGAGCAGTTCTATCTCTGCTCTCAGTTCGGTGATTTCATTCCGTTGTGTTTTGACCCTGTTCTTTTCTGCCATATATTTTTCATAATATATGGTATCTGTGTTGACGATCGCTCCAGTATCTAAATCTCTTTTTAGATCGTCACGATCGTTGATAGGTGCTTTTTTCATAATTGGATAAGTTTCATCTAAAGTTCCCTCAAGAACTTCTGCTGCTAAACTCCATGCATTAATCATTTTTTGTCATTAGGGTATAGAGAGTTGATTCGCTTTTGACGTAGTTTTTCTTTATTCCTTTCTGCTTCCACTTTTTCGTCCCACCATATAACTGGAGCACGATTAAGTTTTAATGCAGCAATCCACAATTTCTTACGAGGAAGACGAAAGTATCTTCTTATTAAGTATTGTAGTGTTGGGAATTTCACTACGCCAAAGCGATTACTCTAAAGTCACGAATGCTTGGGGATTGTGCCTGATTAGTTGAAATTACTTCAACCTTTATTTGATAACCACTAAACTGAGGAAGACTGTTCGCTGTGAACTGATGTTCTAAGAACTGTCCTGCCACACTATTACTTATCTGTCTATCAGATCTACCATCGTTGTTCTTACCATCTATAACCTTACCATTGATATCAATGTTATTGAATCCGGGCATTAGTTCAAATACCTTATCAACGTCAGAACCATCTGCTCTTCTCAATCTGTAAAGAACTCTGATGTCAGAAGTTCCGGGTTTGAATGCAGCAAGAATGACCTTCAATGAACTTGCAGGATTCTCTAATTCAATTACAGATGTTACATATGAGAATGTATGAGGATCTTCAAGTAATGTGTTAGATCTTCTATCAGTGGTGTAATTGGTTATTGGTGCATTTACCTTATTTGATTTTATCGTGATATTACTATCAAAGACATCAACCACAGGTGACACATCTTCATTTGTGCTACTGATAGTCACATCAAGTGTAAATGATTTAGCACCCGGCAAACTACTTAGTTTGTCTACCTCATTGACTCTAGATGCAATGATTCGGGGGTTAGCAAACTCAGTTAGACCAGTAAGAGACACTGGTTGGTAACCACGATCTTGGAATGATGTTTCACTACCACTAATACTTGTACCAGATGTAGTTCTTGCACTAGCATTTATGGTTGTATCATTAGGTAAAATGTGACTCAAGTTTGGAACCATTGATTCAAACTGAATATTTTGTGACGCTCTTGCATTTAATCCACCACCAAGTGAGTGTGATGTGAATGACTTTGTACCACCAACCTTCAGGAAGTAATGATCTAAACCAATCTTCTCTGTGATAGTATTTGTAACATCAGCAAAACTATGCTCTTTGTTGATCTCTCTAAGTGAGACACCCTTGAATTCATACTTTTGAATAGGTGTTCCGGGTAAGAATGATTGAGTTGTTGTACCATCAACTCCTCTTGTTGTAATACCAGTCAATATATTATTACCCACACCAGTGTAAGCAATAATTTCATTAGCAACCAATGCAAATCCGGGATTTGTAGTGGATACCTGTGATCCTTCAAAAATGTTGAAGTTTGCAGAAGATGCAATACTAATATTTTGAATCGAACTAGCACCATAACCAACAGTGATATTTGTTGGTATAGTATCTCCTTCAATACGGGTCATTTCGACTTTGTTATTGAAGGCATGCATACCATGATTAGGATGAGAAACTCTAATATGCTTTCCATCAAACTCATCAGAGTTGATAGTCACACTTGTTAGAGTAATAGATGCAAGTGTTGATCCTAAACCAACTCCTGATCCTCCTGATGGGACATACTGTATAAGTTCAGATGCATTGAAGTCTTGTCCTGTTACACCTGTCAATTTCAATGCATTAGTGGATGTTACAACACCAACTGTCAATATCAAGTTTCTACCGAGATCGTTACTTCCAAGAGTAGCAGTTACAGTATCACCAACTTGATATCCAGATCCTGTGTTTAGAACACATACACTATCTGCAGTACCACCTGATACAGTAACGATACCTGTTGCACCAGATCCATTACCAGTCAAGGTTGTGAAGTTCACAGCACCGAAGGTTGTATTAGAGTAACCAATACCTGCATTAGTAATACTGAATCCAGTATTTGCTGCACCAACAGCACCTAATTTACCTTCAACAAAACCACTAGATGTTCTATTGTTTTGTTTGATTTGTGTACCAACAACAATGTTTGGATTCTTCAAATCAGAAGAGAGACCAACGGTAACTTTCTTATCAAATACTTCTATTGGATTAGAAGGTAGTAGGTTTCTTTGATTGAATGTTTGTAACTCTGGATTGTACATCTTGAATGTACCTTGACCAGTTATAAACTTTGCCTTATACGCTTTATACTTGAGATCTTCTAATTGAGATGCAGTCCAAGTAGATGCGTTTTGTGACTTGAATAGTGAACCTAAAGATGGTTGTTTACTAATAACAACCTTTCCGAGTTCTGGATTATTACGAGTGGTAATATCATCTTCACCTACACGAGATATCCATGCTTGATACTCTTGAGTAGATGCTAGGAGAACTAAAGCATATTCTCCTTCAACAACATATACTGGGCAATCAAATTGGAAGTTAGTTGGTACTGTTCCATCGTCAGATATACTGACCTGACTTGGTTCTAGAACCTTACTATCTATTATACGAGTTGTTGGATATCCATTCTCTAAATGTACTAATCTTAATTCAATAGGGATAGTATTACTCTTCGAGAAGAAGAATACATCCATAGATGTCAAGAATATTCCGGGATTCTCAGTCACTCGGAATGACTGTGCTAGTGGATCATCATCATTTTCGGGTGGTGGTGGTGGAGGAGGTGGAGGTGCTATTCGGTTTATCGTAGTCTGTGTAATCAAATCTCCTTTGGAGAAGAAGTTTGCATATGCCTTACTTATAGGTAACGATCCGGGAACTTGTTTTACCTCTCCTTTAGCAGCACTCAAACCAACAGTATTGCTTCCATTAGTAAAGTTAGGATTACCAGTAGGAATATGAATAGATCCTAATAATGCACCAAATTGATCAGAGATCAATCTGACTTCTTTGACTTGTGCTTCTGCATTACTTGTTTCACCAACAAGTCTCATATCTTTGACAATATTACCAAAAAATCTTTCATCAGATTTCTGATTCAAACTATTAGTATCAACGTTTATAAGTATGCTTGTATCACTATAAGAAGATGATATACCGGCACCGTCATAAGGACTTGATTCATATACTAAAGTTGGAGCATTATATGGACCATCTTTATGATTAGGTGTTGCAACACGGAATCTTATTTCAGGAACTGTATTAGAATTTTGATTGTTGAGTAACTTACCTGTTACAGTTTCACCAACTTGGAATGCACCCTTGACTGGTGTAACTTCAATCAGTTTTGGAACTGTCAAATTTCTGTTATCTGACATATCAGTTCTAGAGAAAGAACTATAGAACTTAGTTCCGGGTTTTAGTCTGTATCCTGTAAACGCAATGTTCTGTGATCTAAGATTTGGTATTGATGTAGTTTCTGTAATAACTTCAGTGCTGCCGAATCCACCATCAAAACTCTTGAACTCTCTTTCTACCCATACGTCCTGTGTTGGATTGATAAACATCTTACCAAGCCATGTGACAACATCATATGGGTTTACATTTACAACTCTACTTGCAAATGGTTGATCAAAATCTAAAACTTCTGTATAATTCAGCATGACTTTAGATCCTTTTTTAGTCACATTTTGAGAACCTAAGTCAGTTGCATATCTAACATCAACTGCATTGTTAGGAACACCTGACAGACCAATCAATGATTCAGATCCAATGAGTAGATCAATAGCATCATAGTTTGCTCTTGCCACAGCAGTACCATCCTCTATATCATATTTCAATTCTGGTAAAGTAGTATCTGCTAGAGCAAAAGTATTGAAGTTATCCACAGCAAAACCAGTTTTGAAACTGTCTAATCCTGTATCTGGATCTTTGACAACTAATGCTTCAGTTTTTGCTTCCAATAATGATAATGAAGTTGCAAATTCTACATTCTCAATTCTCTTCTCGATAGCACCAATATCTCTCATGGTGTATCTCTTATTCATTTTTGTTTCAATAGTGATGTCTCTATTCACATCAAACACATATGGAGCATATGTAATTTCTGCTAATTCAAATGAACTGTCGATTGCTTCAGGTAATTGAGGTGCTCTAGAAGGATTGCCCTCAACAAGTGTGAAAGTAGAATCACTATTCAAGAATAGTCTGTCTACTCTACCAAGATAATACTTATAATCAAATGTGATATTCTCATCAGATACGAGAACATTTGTTATTGATTGTCCAGACCCAGAAAATATTCTTGAACCCCATTCAAATGGTGATAATGAACCAGAATAATCTGCTACTCTTGGTCTGATATCAACAACATCAGTGTTTCTTTTTCCTCTAAAGCTAGGAACAATATCATATACATCTGAATCATAACTACTTGCTGTTATGATTTCTCCACTATCTTGAGAATTTATTACAAATTTATCAAAAAATACTTTGATTCTTGCTGATGGTTCAGGGGCACCCTGTCTTCTTACCAATCTACCAAAGTCATAGAATTCTGCTCTCTGACCATTATCTAATATAAAGTTTGCACTTATTTCTTTATCGCCTAATGTTAAGGAATTGATTTTACCACCAACTTTACTTTCAGTAAAGTAAATCTCTTCACCCTCTATAAAGTTGCCTTCATTACTACTCTTGATGAATGCAGACTGTGTACCAGTGGTGCCTAAAATCAATGCAGATGCACCCGAAACTTTTCCTATTACAGATTCACCCTTGATAAGATCTGAGTTATTAGTATTGGGTCCATTCAAACCTGTAAATGTGAGTGATGGTATTGTTGGATCAGCATTAGATGATGATTCAAATACAGCACGAACTCTCACAACGTCAGCAGTGTCTAAAGATATTTCTCTGTCTTGAACTCTCTTACCATATGCAAGATTGTAAGTCAGTCCATCACCTATAGAAGTTGACACACCCGAATAATTATATTTTGATCCATTTACAACTATATTTTCACAACGTTGTAGATCTTTATCTTTCGCTACTACTTTTGTTTTCTGCTTGGTTACATGAACAACTACATTATTCTTGCTTGCAGATAATCCACTCAAGGTTACACCCTTACCACCACCAGTTATTACAAACTGATCTGTTGTAAGAGGTTCAATGGTGCCATCTTCATATAATACTGTATATCTCTCTTCATCAAATGGTGAATACACAAAATCTGTTCCACTTAGAGTGGGTAGATCTAATGTTCCTAATGAATTTATTGTTCTTCCTCTAAGTTCACCTCTTACAAATATATCCGAACGTGTAAGATCAACAGATTCTACATTACTATCAGGCATATCTGCAAACAAGAATCCACTCTGTGAATTTCTAATGATTGGAGATACTACACTCAATCCTGAAACGTTGATTGCTCCTGTAGGAATAGATCCTGTACATACATCACTTACGTTAGCAACTGCTTCAACTTCAATACTTGTTCCTGTAGGAGAAACAGTCTTGACTCTATTCAATACAGTTCCAGTAATACCAGATCTGTTATATTGAATGATGTCTCCTGTTTGTATTCCAACTGTCCATGAATTTGAAGATGATGATACAGTTGACTTACTTGCTGCTGCAGCAGTAAAGTTGAATGACTGTCCACCAAATACAATTCTAGGTTCTAGAACTGTATCACCACTGAATGTTTGAACACCAACTTCCTGTCTGATGGAGTGAACATCATTTATACCAAATTCTGTGACCTTTGTTATAATTCTACCATTATCAATACCATCAACAGTAATCGCTTCATCTTGAATAAACTGACCTGCAGTTTGATGTAACGCTAAGATATTACCTGTCTGAGATCTCAAAAATCCTTTTGCACCAGATCTTTTACCTTCTACTAATGCAGGTGCTGATATTGCTAGGGTATTATTAAGAGTAATCTCGGTGTCTGTTTGAATATCGAATAAGAATAGATCAAAATTAGATGTGGTATTTGAATATGCTCCTGCAGATAGTTTGAAATCATATACTCTTGCTCTACCGATTGATTGACCTGTGGGTTCATCTCTATCAGTGCCTAGTCTATCACTTCTTAGATCAACATATCCTGTTGTTGCTATACCGACACTAGCACCACCATATACATTGTTGAGTCTTATAAGATTTCCTGATTGAAAGGGAACTGTGGAGGACTCTACTGATTCTGTTTCTCTAGGTTTTTTAGAATCTACAAATGATGCTCCAAATGTTTCTACTTCATAACCTTTGACATATGCTTTTCCGGGTCCAACTTTGATACTTACAATATCTTTAGATGGAGTATTAGTATCATCAGTAGTTTCTTCTGGGAAGAATACACCAAATTGTGAGTATCTATCATTCAGACTTTCTTTAGATTCAAAGGAAAATGGTGTTACAAAATAATCTCCACTTTCATCAAACGTTCTTCTAGCAAGTTCTTTTGCTATTTCACTATATACGGTTCTTACTTCAATTTTCTTAATTTCACCTTTATTGGTTCTGAAGAGTTCAATAAAGTTTTCATCTTGAAAATTATCTAATGGTTTCTTAGATAATTTTAGACTAATTTTGAGTCTGTCAGCACCGGGTGCTGTATAATTACTAAATCCTGCAGCATTGTCATATAATGAATCATCTTCTACTGCAGTTATAATTTCTTCAACAACTTGAAACCCAACTCTGTATGATGGATTATTACTATACTGATCTAATACTATAGTTTCTGTTTCTACCTGTATAAAGGCACCACGAGCAAAGAATACACCCTCAACAACAGTAAATGCTGATCCTGTTGATGTAGCATTCTTTAGAATACAAGTTGCAAAATCCGACCCTGCAGTAGTAGTAGTGCTACCAAAAGTAAAATCAGATAAAGTGACGAGATTTTCTCCGTCCTGAAAAGTTTGCGTTGTTTGGTCATTAGCGTTTGCTGCTCTATATTTTACATATATTGTAGTGCAGTTTTGAGTGGACTTTGATGCCTTTAGAACACTCTTAACTATGGCGGTTACACCAGATGATTTACCTTTTATTACTAATCCAACTAATTTATCAAAATATGACTCTACAGGAACACCAAAAAATGTAGACTCTAATTTTACAGCATAATATTGATCATCATAAGCAACAGATCCGGGTATCACTACGGATCCTTCTTTGAACATATGATGTCCAAATTTTTCAATCTGATCTTGTAAGATAGATTGAAGTGTTGTTAGTTCTCTTGCTTGAACAGGAGTTCCGGGTTTGAATAAGACTTTGTTAAAATTCCTATTCTTATCGAAATCGTCGAAGTATGGATTGACGTTTAGGTTGGTGTTCTGTGGCATCTTTAGAATTCTAAGACGATTTTAATATCTTCTCTTTGATTTGGTGCTCTTGTCACCTCTGGTCGATTGTCAATGTAAATGATATCACCAGAGTATTTTTCTATCTCAGGGGAAGCAATACCGCTATTGATGGATTGTCCAAAATAATATGTTTTAGAATTCACTGATGTAGATACACCGGTGAATGTGGTTTCAATTCCTACAGTCTCTGTTCCTGTAGTTGTTGTTACAACAACGTTGATAGAACCTCCTGTTGACGGAGTGCTCGTAAACTTATTTAGACGGTAACCGTAGGTGGGATTTGCACCTGAAGAACTATTTGTAGCAAGAGATCTATCTTGCCAATATCTCAGGAATTTAGTAACTGGATCGTATGATATTATCTTTCCAACTGCAGTTGATCCTATACCTATTGTTTGTGTAATCTGCCCATCAACAGATACACTCATAGTACTAGATGCTGCTCCTGCAAGACGAAGACCATATACTCCACTTGCACTTGATGCAGTGAGTAAATTAGTAGTTCCGTTTATGTTTGGATTCTTCAAAATTCCGATACGAGCAAACTGATTACCTACTGGAAAATCAGGATTTGTTGTATCACTATTTTCTATTCTAGAATAGACTAGAACCTTGTTTGATCCTAGTTCTGTGTATATGTCTGCACCATGTCCTTTTGGTGGTGGTATTATAACTGAAAATACTGCACCAGATCCTGTAACAACTGAATCTAAATCTAATGTTGCAAAAGTGTATCCTGAACCACCATTAGTGACCTGAACAGAGGTAGGTTTACCATTTACAAAGGTTACAGATGCTAGTCCATCTTGACCATCTCCTCTGATAGGAACATTATTCTTTGTACCACTGAATTGATAAGCAGCACTGGTTGTATCTGTTATAACTACTGTTTCAATCTTACCGTCTACAGCAGAATTTCTTACGTCAAGAGTATCGGAATTATTCAACCAATCTTGTGGGACTGGAATATAATCCACACTATCAAACTTCACAATATCGCTTGGTTTTATAGTATACAGATACTTCCAAAGATATCCATCAGATTCTAATCTAGGTTGTAGATCAGTATGTGTTGGTTCTTCTAGTGATGCAATTCCTTTACCACTATTAGTTGGATTTGCTCCATTGTAAATGCACTCATAGACTCTGAAGTCTGAGTTCATTACATAAAAATTCGAGTTATATAAATTCGACGAATTAGTCTGTGGTGTTGTATTATTAATATCATAATCATGTCGATACATTTCGTATATTGTTCCAGTGGTCCAAGAAATTTTTCTTATGACTTGAAGAACATCGCTAGAATTTATTTTCTTGGCAGATATTAGTGTATCGTATATGTTATCGTGATCGTCAAAGTTATCAATAGGTGCCGGAGTATTGGTATTCCAATCTGAATTAATTTCCGTGGCATTCGGCAACCCTATAAACACGTAATAACTATTTGTCGTGGTTGAAATTCCGTTGACAAAGTTTTCCGCATTTAATACTCTTATTTGATCTGTAATGATCGCAGGCATTATTCTCTACAATTTGATAGTGTTATTTAGGTATAATCTAGTGATAGTTTCGTTGTGCGAACTATTGTTGGTGCAGTAGACAGACCTGTAAGTCCATCAGAGGCATTACAAGTGAATGCTATTCCAGTGGTTCTAGATGAACTGAATTTTGCCCAACTGTAGTCACCGTAATAGTTTCCAACCCCTGAACCTAGTCCTGTAAAGTTTAGACCATGACCGGTCTCTACGTTTACATGAACTCTAACAGAAGATGCAGAACCTATAGGTGCGATATCTTCTATATGAGACACTTGGTACACAGTATCTATAAGGTCAGAGCATGATGAAATAGCAACTGTTCTATCTTGAGATAATGCAGTCACTCCACTTCCAACATTTGATCTACTTACTAAGAAGTAATCTCCAGTTGAAATTCCTGTCTTAGTGAAACCACCAAAAGCATTATCTCTGATTGGTGATGATAGTGGTATATGCATGTTGAACTGTATTCCTTGTGCAGTTGTTCCAATACCAGTTATCACACCATGATCTCCGGAAACAGATACTCCTGTTACTGTCTCAACAGGGTTTGTAAATGTGGTAGTTCCAAACCCAGTATTATTTTTATCAGCATCTACAATTTGAATATCAAATGTTGATGTATTAGGATCTTCTGTTGTGCTGAATACAACAGACCCACCCCCTGTATAGAAGGAGTTATCACTTGTGCTGACATTCTTTATTATTCTTGCTGCAGGTTTCACTCTAGCATCATAAAGATCTCTTGATTTACTTGCTATAGCACCATCAACAATTAGATCATCCTGTTGCTTACACCAAACTACAGGTCTTAGTGGTGAGATCTGATTTGATATTCCTTGCTGAGAATATATGTTAGTTCTTAATGTATCTCTTGATGTAATCGCAGCAACAATTCTTTCATTCTGTGTGACAGGAGTAATTTCACCATTACTCTTTCTTATTGTTATACTGTCACCAGTCTTGATTGTTTGTAATGCTCCTTCTGTAGCAACATCAGAATCAGTTCCTCTATACAATAGGACTTGTAGAGATGTTCCTTCTACAGGAGGTTCAGTAAACTCAATTTGAGTTCCACCGCTAAAGACATATGCAACATTGGGTTCTTGTATAATATCATTCAAAAATATTAGTAAGTTATTCTCTAAATCTATAAGTGAACCTGCATTTTTCTCAACACTCAGGGCTTCTTTATTCTCAGTCATTGTAAAGACTTTTTTACGACCATCAAATTCTTCAGAAAAATCATCTAAAACTTGTAACTTACCAAATACCCATCCTGCAAATTCATCATCCCTCGTTTCAGTTACTGTAAATACAGCGTTTTTGAATGTAGATCCAATACTCGTGACAGTCGGTATTCCCGCAATACGTAATTGTTCTCCTTGTGTGAAACCATATCCAATATTATTCAAATTAAATGACGAGATACTAAGACCTGCACCCACATTCACAGTTACTGATGCACCAATACCTGTTGAAGAACTGATAAGTTGTAAATCATCATATCCAACTGGACTATCAAAAGTAATTCTAGGTACATCGGTATGTGTATATCCTGTGCCCACAGGATTCATAAACACATCCTTTACATGTCCCCCCTCGACTGTAAATGTGCCAGAACTCCCAACCGTAGGATTTCCGCCATTGACCAGTATTCGATAAGTAGTAGGAGGATTTCTGTATCCTGATCCACTAAATCCGATTGCAACAGTAATCGTGCCAAATCCCGTGACCACTGCGGTTCCTGTTCCCACTTGTCGTTGTTGATATCCATACCCCTCCGAATTTGCTATTGAAACTATAAGACCTTTTCTAGGTAAATTATTTGAATTTACATCACTTAAATTTATAGTATTTGTACTGTTACCTGTAAATCTAATTGAGGTAATTCCTGTAGCAGAACCACCTATAAAGTCATAATCTACTTCTGGTTTTTGGAATATATTATTTACGAGTATAGCACCAAAATCGCTTGTAATACCTGTTGTATTGACTCCTGAACTTGTAACTGTAAATGTCTTTGCTATACCAGTAAAACCACCTGATACATCATCCATGACCACATTTCCTGTGTAGTCGGATCTAATGAAAGATCTACCTTGGAATGAACTTCCATTTGAAGTATCTACAAATAAGAAATTATGAGTTCCTATACCTGCAGATGTAAGTGTGATAGCAGCACCAACAAGGGCATCACCTTTATTTGATGCGATAGAAAAATTATTAACACCATTCTTGATCAAGAAATAATTATCATTCCCCACCAAAGGTGCAGGAGGATTGACACTTCGTAATCTGACTTCTGATCCAGTGACTAAGAAATCTGATAGTGCTGTAAAACTATTTGCTGCTATATTGAATTGATTTGAACTTACACCAACAGTTTGCTTTATACCACCAAAAGGAACATCAGCAAAAGTTATTCTATCTTTGATAATGTTATAGTCACCTTTTACTAATTGAACAGTAGATCCATTTGTATGTGCTGCTGTTTGTGTGCCCATCCATTCTCTATCCACAAACACATTATTCGGATTACCATTATACCCAACAACTTGAATTCTCATGATCTCGTCATCAATTTTTATAAGATCATATGATTTGAATATACTAGCATCATATAGTGATATAACTCTGTTCAAAATTGATACTGTTGTAGTAGCAGCACCAACCTTATTATAAAGAGGAGACTGAATTATATTATCCAGTGCTACCATAACCTTACTATTTTGTTTCTTTGCTGTAAAGGAATGACTTACTCCAACACCGACAGTTGTCAGCCCAATATGTGTTCCTGCTGCTGCTAAAGCAGGTGTTGCTGCAAGTTTTATTTTACTTTCATTGACCTTTATAGCATAAACCTTCGTCGGTAATCTAGTGGCACCACCAACACCACTACTGGTGTGATCTATACCTATCGCTGCATCATCTGCAAAATATTCTAACTCCTCACCTGTAGTGAAGAAATGATTATTCAATACGATTGTATCTGAACCTATTAAGACCTTAGAAGTGTCTGACCCACTAAAAGATTTTAGGAAGATAGGATCTCCCTTATGAGTTAGGTGAAATGAATACCTAAAGGTTTCAGTTTCTTTATTGAATTTTTTATTTACTGATCCTATTTTAAACATTAGTATTCTATTGTAGTATCGTTATTAACATTATCAGGTTTGTCGATTCTTATTTCAGATACTCTTACAATGTAATCTCTATTTTCCATAGGAGTAAATTGTAAAATTACACTGGAACCAGAAACAATAATGTCTGTATTCTGAATATCTCGTCTAGCAGTTAGACCAGTAGAGACATTTCCATACTTGACATAATTAGAATCACCCTCATATGCGTTAGCAGCGACATGAAATGTTGAATATTCGTTATTAGTAACGTTCTCAACTTCCACATAATATTTAACACTGGTGTAATTACCATATGATAAAGAGGATACATTAGTAGCAGCAGGAGTTCCAGATGCTGATATCTCAGTTCTATTTGACTGTAGATAAGCATCACCCACCTCATAGGATCCAGAAGGTATACCGTTAGAAACAGTGGTTCCTACACCTACAAGAGTTGCCAGTGTTGCAATTGTCACACCTATACCTGCAGTAGGAGTAAATTTGATTTGTAAATTATTTGTGGTGGTCATACCCACATTGAATGTCCCTAAATCCATATCCTCTTTCATCTTGCCATATTCAATATATTGAACTGTAGATCCTATACCAACAAAACTTGCTTCTAAGATTTCCTTCTCTTTTGGATTTCCAGTTACAGCAACAAGAACGGTTCCAGACTTGAATGCATTAGCATCGATTGTTTGAATGATCTGTTCGGAAGGAGAACCTGATGCTGCAACAAAAGCTGAAACACCGACTTTCTTTATACCACCGTAGGACGTAGTACCAACACCCACACCCTGATTCAAGACCTCACGATACACCGTTATATCATAAACAAAGGTGCTATTATAAGGACTGAATGATACTGAAACCTGACCACTCGCCATATCTGCAGTAAAATCACCAAGATCAAAAGAATCTGATAAATCTGAGTATTGATTGATCATTGATACCACACCATTATGTGACACAATAAATTCTGAATACTGTGTTTCATTTACCAACACACCTGCAGTAGAGTCAAGGACTACTTGAGCATAGTATTTTACTGCAGTAAAATCAGCAGCAGACCAAGTATCAATTTCTGCTGATCTTATTAAATTTGGATCGGTATAGAATTGTGGACTAATATCATCTATTTCCAAAACTCTGTTTGTTTTACAAACTAAAGCATTACCAAACTTATTTGATTGAAATACAACCTTATCACTCTTAGTTTGAGTAGAGTCAGTAATTTCTCTGACTAAATCAAAGTCATGCTTACAATTTGTGTCTGCTACATTATCAATAAGAACAATAGAAGATATAACTTGCTCTCTTGCTGAAACTGTAGATCCAAGTCCAACAGATCCTACTGAAGGAACTAATAGATCGGAATGTTTTTTGAATCCTGCCGGATGTGCCAATGATTCAACTGGTTCACTCCAACTTGATATTCCTACAAGAGATTTGAGAGAGTAAGAAAAGTTTTGATAATAATCATTATCTTGTATTCTTTGGAAGAACTCGTTTGTTTTACCAGTATCTTTTTGCCAACCAAATGCCTTTTTCAATGTAGACCCTAATGTGAATCTACCTGTATTTGGGGTGATACTTTCTATTATACCTGATGCTCTAGAAGTTCTGCCTGATACTAAATCTCCGACATCGAGTCCATCAATAGAATCAACTCGAATAATATTTGTAGAACTATCTTGTCCTTTAGAAATGTTTGTTGTTGCATTGTCACTATAAACTTCTTCTCCGGAGAAGAAGGAACCCTCCTCAAGTATGGCGTTGAATTGTGCAATATCAGATTTCTTAGTTACAATACCAAAATTCTGAAAATTATGAATTCCGGGATTTTTGTTTACATTATATGTGATGGTCGCCTGATTTACAAGACCTGCATTTGTATTGACACCGCTTACAACAAAGTATGAATACTGGAAATCAGAAGAATTATAACCATTTCCTGTCGATACACCAATGTTTTCAACAAAAATTTCATCACCTATTGTGAATGGTAAGGGCAGTGCTGTTGTAAATCCACCTGAAGGTGTCTGCAATCTCAAAGTGACAGTAGGATCTGAATATGTTGCACTTATAATACCAACACCATTTGTATTGTTGATAGCAAAAACTTCAGTGTCTGTACTCTTCAAATTACCACCAGAATTGATAATTCGGACATTATTTACAGATGAACCCGCAAGATTTGCTACTGCCTCTATACTTGTGTTCACTACATCATCTTCTCTGTTGTAAACGATAATATCAGGTGCAGTTAGATACTTAGAACCGGTAGAAGTGATTCCTATAGATTTTAGACTAAAATTATCTTTTAGTGTAATAATATTTGGTACAGATGCTTCAGGTGTTAATGTTGGATCTGAAGGATAATCATATCCAAATTCTAAAATTTCTGTGGTTAGTAATTTACCGGCAGTTTCAGTTTCTGCTAATATCACTGCTGATTTACCTGTGGTAGAAGCAACAGAAACTTTTGGTAAATCTTTGTAGTTTAGTCCACCTTCCTCAAGAAGAGCTCTTGAAATAGATCCACGAGCGTTTGTAGAAGTGGTAGTATAAATTATACTCGATTCACTTGTATATCCAACTCTTTCTGGTAGTCCACCAGTCAAGAATGAGAATGTTGTACCTGTAGATGTTGTTAGAGAATGTTTACCTGAAAATTCACTTGCTTTTACAATGATCTTACCATAATCCGTGACATCTTCATCAACATCGACTATTTTGCTAGAAACAGATGAGAACTTATAATATAAAACATCGGGCACATTTTCTGTTAAATGAATTGTAGTTCTTGCAGATGTAATTCCGGGAACGAGATTATCAGTTCGTTCTACTGTAGATTTACCAGAACCTACAAATGTTTTCGTAAATTTTTGATCTAAGAAGAAGTCAAGTTGTGTTCCTGATAAATCAGCATCAGAAGTATCGAATATGAGTTTCTCACCAACTGTGGTTATAATTGGTGGGTTATTAGATGAACCAATACTTATAAACTTTGTTCCGGGGTCGTAATTAATATTAAGTGTACTTGATCCTGCAGAAACGATTTTCATGTCGATTTCATCGAAACTGTCAAGATGATGCGTTGTAGCAGTAGAAACAGTGACTTCAAATGTAGTTGCATCAGCAGTTGCAACGTTTCTGTTTGTTCTAAATGAATGACTATTACCTACACCGGCATTTCCAGTTATAAAGACTCTATCGTGCTTGTTTTCAATCTGATAAGCATTCGTCACTATACCAATTAGATCATTATTGATTTTTTGTACAAATAATCCTGTATTTGGTAAGAAGTGTGTATTACTGCCATCAAATGAATATAATAAATTTGTTCCATTATTAGGTGTATAAGTTAGAGGATCACCGTGATCAAATGGGTGACCGGGAAGTCTTATTGACTTGACTGGAAGAAATGTGGTGGTAGATATGTTTCCTGCACCCACGAACGATACTGTAGTGCCGATTCCTACCCCACTTGTAAGACCTACACCAATATTTGTTGTGGCATCAAAAAAGAGTGACTCATTGATGGGAGTTGCAGCATCTATCGGTCTATCAATCTCATATGTAAACTTATTTTCTCTTTGATAGATTTCTGCTCTATCTGTATGTGCAACACCTGTAGTTCCGTTCTGAGCACGTAGAAGTGTAATCTTCTGATTGAGACGATCGTGTGCAATCACTCTCATCTGCTCATCGCCTACCTGCACAATAGCGTTATTATCAAAAATGTCTATATCGTCTCGAAGAGTGATTGTAGTCGTCAGACCACTTGCAAGGAGAGATGTTCCCAATCCACTTCTTACAAAATCAACCTTAATTGGATATGTGCCCTCTAATCCACTAAAGGTTGCAGATGAAATACCACTAATCTTTATAGGTGTTCCAGTCACATAATCATGTATACCTGTTGTAACAATACCTGTTACAGTTTTACCTTTAGCATATAGTTCAATTCTTTTCTTGATTTTTATAGTAGAGGTGATGACAGTTGCAGCAACTCCAACTAGTTCAGTAACTTTACCAAATGAACCAAAACCATCTGTATTTGAATTGTCAAAAGTAAGTTTATCTCCTACATTATAATTTGTGCCACCCTCTACAATCTTAACAGAGTCAACAGATCCCTTTTGAGTATTTTTTATTTTAGCGATACTTACTTTTGTCTTTGCACTAGCAGCAACACCTGAATAGTCCTCTAAGTTATATTTCTCAGTGTTTCTTAATAAATCTTCAGGTAAAGAATCCTGTGTTGATGTGAATTCATTGTTATACTGTAATAACTTAGAATTATAAGTATCACCAATAATATAAGGAAAAATAGGTTCTCTTCTACCTTGGAAAGGTGAGAAAATATTAGATACTGGATTTGGAGAAACTGTAATGTAGTATGCATATACGCCATTTGGATATTCTGGTGTTACTGCAAATCTACCATTATGCTCATCAAGGTCGCCGTATCCTTTTTGGAATTGATAGTCTTCAATGAAAAATCCTGCAGCATAGTCCGTCAAAGCGGGACCATTTGTTCTTGATAACCCAGATATCTTGGCATAACTGGATTGCATATATTTTAGAGGTCCACTACCATCAGTATTTTCAAACGCATATGGACCATATATGGGATGTCCGTCATATGCCCATCCTAATATTGGTGAGTGACCAGTACCACTATCATCTAAATGACTGCGTAATTTTCTTGAAGCATAGTAATTTACGTAAGGATATCCGTTGTCTGCCACCTTTAGTTCGCCATAAAATCCATCATCATCTTTTACATCACCAAAATTAGCGTAACGTTGAACATTGTTGATAGTCCATGTCTTCAAGTTGGATGACATTATTACACCAGAACCCGGAGTTTTTGCAGTGATGGTAGTTCCGTTCTCAGTATATCCGGCACCTTTTGTTATTACATCTACACCCACAATCTCACCATTCGCTACTCGTGCAATAAGTTTTGCACCCACACCATCACCATTCACAATTATGTCAGGGACACTGAAGAAGTCCTTACCACCACTCTTAATAGATACAGAATCTATTTTTCCATTGATTATAACAGGATCAAATGCTGATTTAGATCCTTCAATAACCACCGCATCGGGTTTATAATTATCATTAATGAAGAGCGAACCAAAAGTATCACCTTTTGTTTTTACGTGAATTCCATCAACTTCTCCTCTGATAACAGCAGATGCAGTCGCATTTGAAGTTGATATTCCTTGTGTACCATCAATAGTTACGGATACTGGTGGATAGTTGAATGTATGTGTTCCAGTTCCGGGTAGAGTCATCTCTACATAATCAACTAAAGATGTTGAAATAGAGACTCTAAAATTATTATCATCAATCTTTACAACATAATAATCATTTCCAGATGTAAGACCAGAGATATCTGATACAGTTCCTCCTTGATATCTTATCAGTTCTCCTGATGAGTATCTGTGATTAGATATGTTTATTACATCTGTAAACGTATTAATACCTACACTATCAACAGTGTTTTCTCTATTTTCAAAATTAGTTGACGAAATAATTTCTATATTATCTACTTTTAGTCTAGACTCTTTTGTTTCAAACTTATGCAATCCACCACCACTGGTTGTAATCGAAAGTGTTGAGATACCTGCAAGTGCCTCATTACGGGTTTTGGCAAGTGATAGGGTAAAGTCGTCATTCTTGATGACAAAATAACTTGATTTGTTAACAAGATTTCCCGGAGTAGTGCCAATTCCAATGGTCGTTGAACCATCGGTTCCGTAGACAATCTCTTCACCATGTTTGAATCCATGAGGTCCAGTAAATGTAAATTTGTCAGTACTAGTATTCAAAACACCACCAACACTGGTACTATCAAAGAATACTTCATGTGGAGCGAGTCTCATCTTCGCTTCAGCAGTTGCCTGTCCATTACCACCGGTAATTTTTACATCAGGAGTCCCTTTGTAATCTAATCCACGAGATGTTACTTGTATCTCTTCTAATTTACCGCTAACATGAGCGATAACAGATGCACCTGCACCCGCGTGTCCGTTCTGCTGTATGGAAATACGAGGAGGATTATTTACATCATAATCAGATCCTGTATTCAATACATTTATTGTCTCTACTGATCCATAGTAAATTTTATCGGAAGATTTGTAAGAATATGCTTCTACACCGTTGACAAAGAGTCCTACACCTTTACCAGTTTCAGTTTTATCCTTAGTAGAACCGTATTCTGGTTGTGTAAATTTACGAAGTAATTTTTGAGCACCAATAGTTCCAAAACCAACTTCAAACGGAGTAAGAGAGTGATTTGTATTAGTTCCAATGTCAGCAGTATCAAAAACAGTGACATACTGACTTCTACGAGCGTTCTCTGCTGATAGAGAGAGTGAAATCGTAGATTGGGATAGATTAGTCACATAGTACGATTGACCGGTGCTGAGACCTGCTACAGGAGATCCTGTTACACTAGGAGTATAGAGAACAATGTCACCATGTTGTAAATTGTGATCTGGTATTGTGATTACTTGAGATATTGTTGAAACACCAGAAGTGTTGAAGTTTCTAATTCTCTTCTGTACATCTATTGGATAATGAGGTAAACTATTTGATGCTATAACAACAGTATCACCTTGAGCGTAGGTATTTTGAATATTTGCAACGTTATTATTTTGTCTTTCTAATTTTTTCTGTATGTAATACTGTTTACCCGCTAAAAGAGATGGTGCACTGATATACACAACCTGATCATTCAATATACCTGTAATTGTGCCATCTTGATTCTGACCATCAGCGTCTATGACAGATATAAGTTCTCCAGTCTTGTAATAGTGTTTCGCAGTCAATATAAGTTCAAAGTTTCCTGTAGATATTGTCTTGAAATCTTTTACAACATGCTTTGTTGCAATATTCTCTAACCACTCACTATATCTAAGGTCTGTCTTCTTGACACCAAGAGTTTTAATATTATATTCACTACCTTTTTGCTGAAGAATACCTGTTCCTTCAAAACCTACGACAGAATTCAATATTTTAAGTTCTGTGGATCTTGAAGGATTATCATTCTGATATGCGATCGCTAACCCACCCGAATCAACTGCTTCACCCACACTTGCGGTACCAAATCCAGTTACATTTAAAAATTCTGTTAGAGTTTTGTCAGTATAATCATATCTTCGTCTTCCTATAGTTACAAAAGAAGATTTGGCAAAACCAACTGTAGAGTCTACACATATAACAGTGTCTGCTTTCTCAATTTTAGATGTAACGTGAGTTCTCTGTACGGGTTTGAAAGATCCGACAATTGTATCAGAAGATAATCTTATTTTATAGTAAGTCTTACCCTGAATAACAATATTCTCCACTTCAAATACTGATGCACTCACATCTCCTTGAATAACAGATTGATTAACAATTTTCTCAGGTTCACCTGATATCTTTTCGCAAATTAATACGTCATTTACAGAATATTGTGCATCTGATGGTTTGAAAAGAAATTCTTGAGGTTTAATTAATTCAACCTTCTCTTTATACAGAGTTCCAAATAATATTTTATACGCTTCTTCTGTTCCTTTAGCAGTATAGAAGTCTTTTGACTGTCTTAGGAAATTTGATATGCTTAAATCTCCTGTGAATGATCTATCCTCAAAACCCGGAGATATTTGTGTCTTTACTTTCTTGAAAAATTTCTGTAAGAAAATATTACTTAGATTCTTGACCTGTGCATTCTCTGCATGAGTGCTAAGACCTGATTTAGAAAATGTGAGGTATTCTGGAGAGTTTGTTTTTTCACTATTCTCAATACCACTAAACCCCCTAACGCATCCTGTAAATGAAGTAGAACCTATACCTGTATAAGTGATTATCTCATCATCGATCTTGAGCAAACCATACTTACTAGGCCACCCTTTAGTAGAGTCAACATATATTGTGTTAGAAAACTTTTGTGTATACTGAGAAGTTGATGTAAATCCAGTAAGATTGTCTTTATTTAAAAAATCAACACTCTTGTAGTCAGTAAGATTCTCAGCAATATCAACTGGACCACCTTGAAACTCTTGTGATATGTAATATTGCTTTAGAAATGTTCCAAGTAAAGGATTGTCAGAATCTATTGCTTCAGGTATCTGACTTTCAATTACTTCGTGTATTTTGACTCTGGATAAAGAGGTTTCTATCATTAGTATCCGCTACTGCTGCTTGACGATGAACTTGTTGATGACGAAGATGATGTTGTGGTAGAAGAGGTATTCACAGGTGTAATTGTCGTGAGATTATCACGAATCTGTACACTATTTACCGAGTGAGAAGAACCGGTCATTTTAGTGCCATCTGTCATAGTATGGAATTCACCGTAATAAGGTTGACCATTGACATATCCCACTAATCTACCAACTCCTGATGAACTTGTTACTATAGCACCCCTTACCTTGTTTCCATTACTGTAACTAGATTGTACATCAAATCTTGTTCCTGATACGTTTGCTCCCGATGAGATCAAGTCTTGTCTCATTGTAAAATTACTTTTTTCAGTGCTGAGTTGTAAGAATAATTCCTTTCTTCCCAAAACATCATTTGATAATGGCACTGCCTGTATCTCAATAATATTTTCTGGTAAAAGTGTGGAAGTTATGTTTACTGTGTTGATAATCACCTCACCCTTCGTATAATCAACAGTACCAAAGTTTGTTGACACTATCTCGACATCCACGTCGTCTGTAATTTTGAATAGGAACAGATTACCTATATTTGATCCTTCAACCACTTTATCGGCAATGTAGACCGTTCCATCGACCCCTGAGACACTGAATCCTGTACTCTTGATATTGTAAGAATCTAATTCATGATAAAATTGATTGTCAAAACATAATTCATACTGTGTGAAGACATTTATCATTGATTTTAGATTTCTTCTAATCAATACGTTCGTAATATTAGATGTAATAGAATCGTCAACACCATCAATAATCGAAGTCATTTTAGAGTATTTGAATCTACCACCAAACTTATTCAACTCACCAGACTTAGAATATTGTTCTACTGAATCAGTTATCTTTGATCTAAGAGAATTAGAGTCTCCAACAAAGTTAGTATTATAATAAATGTATGAATCCAATTCAACATATAAGAATTTTAGGTCTATGAAAGATGGTACAATCCCTGCTACACTGTAACTTTTGAGGGATTTCAATAAATTTGTTTTTGTAGATTCTGCTAAAAAATTACCGTTTCTTGGTTTTGCTGCGATAAAGACACGACCATATTGAGGTGGATTGAGGTCTTCTCCTCCATATGCACTTACTGATTCTATATTTGGGTATATTGAAGGAAGTAATGCTTCATAATCCGTAGCAGTGACCGCACGATTCTGTGCTGCAAATCTTCTAGGAGCGTAATTTCTAATACTTTGCACACTTTCTATATCATCTCCATTCTCAGAAGGCGTCAAAACACGTAGTCTTGCGACAGCAGTTGGTATAAGTGCACCGTTTTCATCTTTTACTGTACCTACAAAGTTGAAGGATGACGCACCATTACCCTCTTTACCATCAGTTTTGATGTAAGTTGCTCTAATTACATTATTCGATTCTAACTTCTTACCAAATATACCGTCTCCAAAGAGTAATTCATACTTTTCATCACTTGTCTCCTGTATCAAGAATGTATTAGATGTAGAAGTAATGCCAACTATACTATTAATTTCCTTGAACTCGGTTTCAATAGTGCTTGATGCATCTTCTTTTATATACACTCTGAGTGTAGATGTGTCAATACTATCGTTAGGTAAAATATATCTTTGATTCGCTTGTGATAAGTTTACAGACCATTGTTTTTCTAAAAGTTGACCTTGATATATTTGAAGAAATCCAGTAGATTGTCCAAAGTTAGAAGCAGCAGTCACTCTTTGTGGTAAAGAGTATGTATAGTTAATACCATTCAAACCAGAGTTTGCAATAACTCCTTCATCAATACTAATTGATGTATTTGTTGTTGAGATTCCTGTAATGTTAATAGAAATAGTTGATACCGCAGCACGTTTAGATCTAGGAACATATCCTATATTTCTAGCGAGTGATACAACGTTTTCTCTGAGTGTTGCTGAATCAATAAATGATTCATTCGCAACCATGTTAGTGTTATATGCTGTAATGTAGGTATTATATGCTAATGTATTAATAAGGACAGATAAGTTAGATCCCTCAAAGTCAAAATCTGAGAAATTGGAGTTTTGTCTCAGATAATCTTTGATTGAAGTTTTTATATCTTCAAAGTTGAGATTTGTGAATTGATTGAGGGCCATTATAGTCTAGTCGGTTCTAATATAAAGTTTATTGTTTGTAGTGGTAACGACAAACCAACGATGTTGTACGATATCTCAATATCTAGAGAATTCTCATCAGGTCTAGGGTTAACACTTACATCTGTAAGATCTACTCTAGGTTCAAAGTTTGTTATAACAGTATCAATTTCTGTAGAAATGGGATCAATGAAATCAGAGGTCCCTAATTCAAATAATGCACCTGTGATACGGGTGCCAATGTCATCTCTAAAAAATACTTCACCAATCTTTGTCCTAACAAGATTCTGCACAGCACGTTTGATTGCATCCTCATTTTTCAAAGGAAGCAAATCCCTTGTAACAGGGTGACGTTTGAAGGATAGTGAAATATCCCTAAAACCTCTTGATATTTTGCTGAGAGGCACTTTTTATTGAATACTCGTGTATTTAGTGCTATTTAGACAGTTTCTACGAGTTATCTTTCGTCTGATTGATGCTGATCAGTGAAATGGTGGTAATATTGTTCATCTATGTCTGCCATGACTTCTCTATCCTTTGCAGTTTTCCAGAAATAATCATCTTGATCACCCAATCCATCTCTTTCATATCCATGCTCGACTTGATAGTAGTCTGTAGAGACCTTGAAGTCCGGTGTTTTCACTTCTACTGGGGTTAGACTATTATCATAGATTCTCATCCTGTTATTGGGGTACAGAGCGAACTGACCATTCTCCAATGCTATGAGGTTGTGTGACTTGTGCTCTGCAGGAGTTTCAGAAGTAGAGCAGTCAATGCTATCTGCAGAGTCGTGGTAGTTGTCCAGTGTACAGATGTATTCTCCTCTAATGCTTCCGTGATCACGGGTATTAATTTCATAATCCGCACTTCCGATGATCGATTTTGTGATTGCTGTGACTCCATAATCCATACAGTTCCAGAATTGTAAATTAGGTAGACTCATATCTGGATTAGGAGTCTTTGGTTGAGATACAAATGCACTGATTGGAAGTTTATCAAACAATGCAGCATATTCATACAGATATGTCTCAAAGTAAAAAGCACGACCCGGCATTGACTTAGCAGTTACCCAGACACCCTTTACAAACTCTCCATGACCATCTTTATGATCTCTCAAATATTCCTTTCGCACCCACACATGTTCAGCAGGTAAATTACAGATCAACGTTGACATAATAAACTATCTCTGTACTAATTATACACAAAAAAAAGAGGACGTCTAGTCCTCTGTATCTGTACCTAAGTATTTGACCTCTATATCGTCAGGGTGTGGAGTTCCGTCACGATAGAATTGTTCTGCGAATTCTTGAGTTACCTCTAGCATCTCTTCCTCATCAATGTCAGAACGGACTTTCTCACCCTGTAAGTATATATCGTATCTTTCCATTTCTGTTAGTTGTATATTTGACATTACAACTTTACTTATATAATTCTCATCTTCTCGTGACCCACTCTAATCGTTGGGTCACACCAGATCTCGAATCCTGCTTTGATTGCTTCAAGACAGAAAGAAACATCTTCACCACACATATCTTGTACTTGACCAGAATCAAATACCTGCATCTGTGGTGCAAACCAAGGGTATTTCATTTCAGGGTTCTCAAACACACCTTTCTTGATCATCACCCATCCAAACCCTGTGTAATCACATGTGAATGGTTTTCTTCTTTTCTGTATACCATCAACCATTTCATGATTCATGACTCCACCATTCTGTTCAAATTCGTCCTCTTCTAACCAATGTGCAACAGATGTAGTCTTACCATCTTCTGTACAATACCATCCTGCAGCGATATCTTTATTCATCCATACAAGTTTGTAAAATGCTTCTAGATTGAATACAATATCACTATCAATCCATAATTGAAGATCATAGTTGAGTTTACCTTGCCATGGTAACTGATCAGGACCTTTGAGTACGTTTGCTCCTAATACCTTACATCGAGCAAAGTTGACCATTGAAGAGTAGTCTTGTGATATTTGAATCGTAGCACCTTGTTGTACACATTCAAAACACAGTTGCACAAAGTTCTTTAGAAATGTGTATGATACTCCACGACCGGGAAGACAGAATACAATTGCTTTACCTTTAATTAATTTTCTTGCTTCCTCTATCGAAAACTCATCACTAACCTTGTTTGTCGTTTTTGGTGGAGTAGTCACCACCTTAAATCCTTTTGCCATTACAGAAACTGTTTGTCAATTCATTATACAATGTAATTTATACTCCGTCAACAATCCATTAAAAAAAGGCGACCTTTGTCGCCTTAAAGAAATATTAAGTTATAATCCTCGGCGAAAACTCACAGAGTTAGTTATATAAAATCTTACCTATGTCTAATCTTCGTCATAATTGACTTGTATTGGGTCTTGATCCAACGAATTGGTTTCCATGACTTAATATGCTGTATTGTAAATGGAGTTTTATCGAGTTTCATCCTTGACCTCTTCTAATTTTTCCTCCCAAGAATCGTCAGGAGTAAAAATAACAGGACCTTGTGCTATCGCATCTGCCAATTCATCTAATAGTGGATCTTTTTCCATTTTTTCCAAAAATAAGGTAGTATGCCCCAACTAAAACGAGTGGCACGGTTATCATATGCATTATAACCATCATTTGCAATTCTGTCAAACCAGATGCGGTTGTAACCTGCTCTGTCCATGTACCTTCCAACATGTAAACCTGTGGGTTCGCCATGAAATAAGAAATTGCTGAAAATGTCATTAAAATATTGTATCTAATTCTATTATATAGAATCGTACTTAATTGTCACCTGTTCTGGTGAATAACAACTCTTTACACCGGCATGTATCATTTGACGAAACATTTCCTGTCGTCGTAATGCCTCTTCCTCACTAATGTGATGGTAAATTCGTTTTTCGTCGAGGTATACAGAATAACTCATAAAACTATACACTTTGTAGGAATTCCTCCCCTACCTCTTATATAGCGTTTCCGTTGAGCAGGTGCAAGTTCTGCTTTCCATAGTTCAATTGCTTCCCATCTCTCCTGTTGAAAGAACTCTTGTTGGAAGTACCAGATCTCTACAGATTCGTGCCCTTTATTTTTATTACAGTCCTCACAGCAACATATCATGTTTGTCAAGTCTGATTGACCACCATGTGCTTGAGGATGTATATGATCTATCGTATCTGCCTTTTCCCCACAATATGCACACTTATACTTCCATGCTTCCTTTATATTCGTTTTCCACATCTTTCTCGCTTTACTATAATTACTCGCCAACATTTCATAAAGATATTCTGAAGGTTTGCTTAGAAGCATACATATTGAGTATAGTACTATTATCTATATGAAACCGAAGTTTGTTATGCTTGCCGGTTCGGGATGGTCTGCTACGACTCCATTGTGTATGACTCTCAGAGAACAAGGCATTTTGAACACTGGATTATGTAAAGAACCACAGACACTCACTAATATATGTTTTGCAGACGATAATTTTTGGGCATCTAAACAAAAACCAAAGATTCAAAGTCTTTTGGAAAATAAAAAACACTCAGAACATGATATACAGTTACTTTTAGGAGAAAAAGCAACTTTAGACGACTACGTTACTTACTATCAGTCGATTGTAGGCAAAACTCTGTACGTCGGTGATTTTAGTAATGACAATGCCTTTTTGCCGGGTTGGTTTATTTCTCTCTTAGCAGAAAAACTCAAGGAGAAGTTCAATGTCAAGGTTTTGATGATATTTCGTGATCCTGTAAGAAGAAGTTATTCATACGCTTCTGCTAAATATGGAGCAAAGTATAATAATGATCCGAAGTTAAGATTTGAGTGGAGAAAGATAAAAAAGGAATTTCCTGATAGTATTTCATATTGGAAAAATCAAATATCTACACTAGGTTCAAACTTAACAAAGTTTTCTTATGTTGACATCTATAAGAAGTACAAATATTG